CCGACAAGGTGGATAGCTGGCTGGTGGCCGAAGTGTGCTGAGATGGCACTGTTCGAGCTGAAACAGGACTATGGGAATGAGGTGGAGGGGCTGCCCCCTCCGCCTACGTTCAAGGACTGCGCGGCGGCGGACATCGACACCGTGTTCTTCAACGGCAACGAGCACGCCGACCGGCACATCATCGACGGCAAGGACGTTCTTGTGGTGATCGTGGAAGGCGGCACGCGGGAGCATAATTCACACTGGGAGGCGGGAGCCAAGCAGAACTTCGACACCGGACTGTACAAGGCGCACACCATCCTGTACATCCGCACGGAGGACTACGGGCCGAAGCCGAAGGTGGGAAAGCCGCTGGTGATGGACGCCGGGACGGACCATAAGCGCACCTTCGACATTATGAAGTGCGAGGAGGAGTGCGGGGTCTTCCGCATGACGTTACAGAGGACGAGACAATGAGCAACGTGCGATATAACGCGGGGACCATGACCATCGAGGTCGATGGCCTGGACGATGTGAGCGCGGTGCTGGGCGACCTGCGGAAGAAGACCCCAGCGGTGGCGAAGGTAGCAATCAACGCCACGGCCCGGCAGGCCCGCAAACTGATGATCGCGGAGGCGAAGGCCCGGTACGCGGTGAACAGCGCGGGCAAGCGGCACCTGAGCGACCTGGTGCAGCGCAAGAAGGCCAGCAACAGCAGCCTGAGCGCGGAGCTGCGCATCGCAAGCTACCGCAACGACCTGGGCTATTTCCAGACCAGGCCGAACCGCCCCTTCATGGGGCATGACGTGGCGCAGGCCCCGGAGTATTTCACGGCCCGCGTGCTGAAAACCTCCCCCATGAAGGCGCTGACCGGCAAGGGCCGGTTAAGCAAGGGCTTCCTGGTGGAGTTCAAGAGCGGACACGTGGGCATGGTGCAGCGCATCGTGGGCACGGGGCGCTTCCACTACACCGTGCGCAGCGGCGCACCGAGCACCAGCGACAAGATGCAGACCATGGGCAGCCCCAGCGCGGCAGCGATGCACTCGACCATCTGGCCGGAAGTGGAGCCGGAGGTGGAGCTGTTCCTGGCGGCAAAGCTGACCGAGCGGGCCGAGCAGGTCTTGGCACGGGCAAAGAGAAAGGCGTGAGGATATGAAAGAAACGATGAAAGTGGGCATCGGCCAAACGCCGCAGCTCTGCCAGGATGCATTGATCGAGATGCTGCGCGAGCTGTTCGCCGGAAAGAAGTACAACGGCCAGGAGGGGCGGAAGCCGCTTGAAATCTTCAAGCAGGACCTTCCCATCCCGGAGGAGAACGATGTGGACGCCGACACCGACGTGGCGCACGCGCCCTATATCGTGGTACGCATGACCGGCGGAGAGATTGCGGACGATAAAAGCCCGCAGACGGTGGAGTTCAGCCTGATCATCTGCGCCTATGACACCGGCATCGAGCGGGCGGGCTTTCAGGATGTCGCCAACATCAAGGAGGACATCGTGCAGAGAGCGTGCACCGCGCCGTACTTCGGCGGAGCCTTCACCATCCTAAAGCCTATCGCCTGGGCCTTGCAACAGGACGACACAGCCCCGTATTACTACGGAGCTGTGACCATGAACTGTACAGCTCCGGCCATGACCCAAGACACCGAATTGGAGGAACTGCTATGAGCAAGAAAACAGAACCCCGCGCGGCGGATATGGCCG